ATTTAAATGTTATGTATATGATGTAAAGTTTAATTCTACAGCACAAACTGCTAATTGGAATGCACGTCGATTTGATAACATTGATCAAATTTATGGAAATGAATTTTTGTTTAATGTAACTGGCGGAAATTTACAAGAAACAACATCAAGTACAAACTTGTTTGAACTTCCATATGCACAAACAAAGACTCTTCAAAATATATCATATTATGTTCAACAAACTTTTAGCGGATCTACTGCACCAAATACATATATAACTCTTAATGTTGGTGATAATAAAATATTTACTGACACAAGTGATATTACATTAATAGTTAATGGAACCGCTAAAACACAAAGTGAATATACTGCAACGATATCATCGAATGCAAAAACTATTACAATAGTACCGCGCAATAGCAACTGGTCATCAGGCGCAGTTTATAGTGCGCTTGCAAAAGTTAAGGTCGTAAATGCCAGTACCGCAGCGCGAGTTACAAAGAGTGTGGCATCTACTACAGACAGTGGCGTTACACCAGCGTCTGGAGGTGCGTCTCGCATATACACTCTTAAAAATACCGATATTATCCGCATCGTAAGTGTGGTTTCTGATAATAAAGACATTACCTCATCATTTAAACTAATTGATGACGGCCAACGCGATAACATCTATACAAATGGACGCATCCAATATATTGGTTCTGGCCAATTAAATGCTAATATTGATATTACATATGAATATTATGACCGTCTTGGCGGAGTCTCTGATCGTGATCTCGTGATGTATAATGTTGACTCTTATAGTTCAAATAACAACAGCGTTGGCACCCCATATGATAATATACCAACATACTCTGGGATTAAACTTTCTGATGTGCTAGACTTTAGACAAGACATACTCTATACTGTAAATTCAGGTGTTGTTGGAAGCGTTGTATCAAATACTGGAAAAGCCATTATTGATCCAAATACCCCTATAACTTGCGCAGCTACATTTTATTTACCACGTATTGATAAGGTTACAGTAAATTCTAGAAATGAGTTTGCGATTATTCAAGGCATTCCATCTCTAACTCCAGTTGAGCCTGGAGCGCCAAAAAATTCAATGACACTCTATTCATTGAACGTTCCAGCATACACGCCAAATGTGTCTGAAATTGTAAAAAATTATATCGACAATCGTCGATATACAATGCGAGACATTGGTGCCCTTGAAAAACGTATTGGCAATATTGAATATTATACTTCGCTATCATTACTAGAACGTTCTGCTAATGATAAACCAATTTTTGATGATGCTGGTGAACGATTTAAAAATGGAATACTAGTTGATAATTTTATTGGTCATGGAGTTGGTGACGTCTTTGATCCTCAATACCAATGCGCAGTTGACCGTGACGCTGGACTGTTACGTCCTCGATATAACACTCATAACATTGATCTTGCTATTGACAGTCCGCTAACAACTACTACAGTTACAAATACTACAAGTGGTTCAATTACACGCACTACGCTTGCAGACAATGGGAAAATACGAGTACATGACAGTATAATTACGCTGTCTTATGACGAGGTTGAACTTGTTTCGCACCTAAAAGCGACTGCACACATTAGTGTTCACCCGCACATATATGCAAAGATTAATGGGAATATACGTCTGTCTCCTGCTGCCGATAATTGGAAAGACACAATCACTCGCCCAGATCTTATTGTAACTGATGACAGCGCATTTGACGCAATCAAGTTTATTGCAGAAGATCCAGCACTTGACATACTTGGCACGGATTGGAATAACTGGACTAGACAATGGGGTGCGAGTAGTACAACTACTACACGCGGAGCATTTATAAGAGGTCGTGGCATACCTACGACAACCACTACACAACGCGCATATACTGACACTCGTACAGGCACAAATACTACTCTTGGTTTTTCATTTGTGCCAAAAAGTCTTGGTGAAAGTGTTGTTGATACTACAATTATACCATTCATTCGTTCACGAATTGTATATTTCCATGCAACTGGATTAAAGGCGTCTACTCGAGTCTATCCATTCTTTGAAGATCGTGATATATCAGCATACACAAATCAAATATTAAATAACGATTCAACCAAATTTATCATTCCTACGACAGTAAATGATAACACTACTCGTCGTTTTGATGGAATCTTATCAAACCAATTACCATCTCCAGAGTCTGGTTATAGCGCATATGGCGCAACATTAACTACTGACACATCTGGAGAACTCTATGGTTCATTTATCATACCAAATAATAGTTCGATTCGATTCCGTACTGGTGATCGTACATTTAAGTTGACTGATGATCCGCGAAATGCATCTTCAGAAACTACGTATGCACTATCAAAATATACTGCAAGTGGTATACTTGAGACTGTGCAAGAGACGATATTGTCTACGAAAACGCCACAATTTACTGTAACCCCAATTTCAGACACTCGTTCTGGAACTGTAGTCACAAGCACTACAACATATCATGACCCGCTTGCTCAGTCATTTATAATTAGTTCAGAAGACTATCCAACTGGTGCATTTATAACTTCAGTTGACCTATACTTTGCTCAAAAGGCACTTTTCCAACCGGTTGAAATTTATATTGTAACAATGGAAAACGGTGCACCAACACGCACAATAGTTCCATACTCACGCACATTCTGTCGCCCATCTGAGGTACAAATAAGTGCTAATGGTTTATTGCCCACAAACTTTAGGTTTAGTGATCCTGTTTTCTTAAAGAGTGATGAAGAGTATGCAGTGGTAGTATCATCAAATGATGGTGATTATCGTTGCTGGTATGCAATACTTGGTGAAGCTGATGTGATTACTGGTAAACGTATAGAAAAACAAGAATATCTTGGTACATTTTTTACAAGTGCAAACGCCTTCACTTGGACTCCTCAACAAGAACAGGACCTAAAATTCAAAATTAATCGTGCACAATTCTTTAATCCAGCAACGACGACAGTCAAGTCTGGAGACATTAATTTTAGAACACAATTACACACTGGTGTCGAAACAATTGAAATTGTAGATGGTGGTAGTGGATATGGGTTGCCTCCAACAATAACATTCGATCCAAGCAGAGGTACTCGCGCAGAAGCTGTAATTGATCCATTTACCGGTAGTATTTCACGCGTAATTATACATGATCGTGGAGCAGGATATAATAATAATGCTCCTACAGTAATAGTAACAAAAAATACTGCAGACAGCAACACTCCAGTAGTACCCAACTTGGTTGCAAAACTGGCAGAAATTCCGGTGTCTATTTTTAACTTACGTCAACCAAACTTAGCATTTAATAATTCTGCAATATCTCATAGGATTCAATTTGGAAATGAATCTCCAGAACGTATTGAAGCAAATAGCGATAATTATATTCCTAGTAGTTATGGTAATTTAAGTTCTCATATACTTACATCACGTAATCAAAATGTCCCGTTTGGACCACGCGCAGTGCTTACATCAAATCTTATGTCTGCTGATTCTGCAATATCACCCGTGATTGATGTTGATGGTTCATCATTGCTAACAATTGCAAATATTATCAATGATGACTCTACGGATGAAGGTTATACTGTATATGAATCTAGTACTTCTACCGGAGGTTCAAATACTACACTTATAAAAAGTACAGCAACTTGGACAACAAATGCGTTTGTTGGAAAAACATTAAAAATAACGAGCGGCACACTAAGCGGAAAAGAATTTACAATAACTGCTAATAACGCGACTATTCTTACATTCTCTCCAACAGCTGCCTCTGCAGTTGGTAGTGATGTGACATATTCAATTGTAAGTCCATTAGAAAATGGATCTGCAACTGCTCGATATATTACGCGTAAAGTTAACTTAAACTCTCCTTCTGATCGATTAAATATTTATCTATCAACAAATCGTCCTACATTTGAAACAGACATTAAAGTTTATGTTAAATTGGGATTTGATACAACTACTACAGATGATCAATTAGTATGGACAGAATTAACTCCAACAAATCCAATACCAATTAATACAAACATTGATACATATTCTGAAACTGAATATGTAATTGACCCAGGTGATGACTTTGTTTCTTTCCAGGTAAAAGTTGTACTCCTGTCAAATAATATTTTTGATATACCGACAATTCGAGATTTTAGAGCAATTGCAACAGTATAAAATTTATGGCCACTCGAAAAAAAATTAAAGTAGAAGAGAATCCAACGCTTGAAAGAGACTCTTTTTCAAATGCTATTCTAAACACAGACACGACAGCATATGTTGCAGCTCGCAATCGAAAAAAGCATATACGCCATCAAGAGCGAATAATTGCAGACTTACAAGCAAAGGTTGAAGAGTTGTTAGCTTGGAAACTTGAAATAGTTGAAATGTTAACAAAAAAAGAGAATAAATAAAGATAATGGATTCAATTCAATTTTCAGAGTTTTCTACAACTGGTGTTAATATATCTGACACCTTTGATATTTGGCGTCAAAAAACAAATGGTGTAGTAACAGAACTAACCGATTTGCGTAATGATATATCGCCGTTATTTTATAGTACTGGCCAAAACTCATCGTCATTGCTGCGTACTGTCACGCTTGATACACCACAGACTATAACTGGTACAAAAACTTTTTCTGGCGGCACTGCGGTTTCTCCAATATTAAAAATTGATGCCGCCGGAGTTTATTATGAAGAGGGCACATTGGTTTCTACCGTTCCTTTAAAAAGTAATAAAATAATAATTGGCTCTCAACTGCAACTGGGCGCGCACCAATACTCAATACCAGTAAACAACCCAACTGAATCTTCTCTCTTAAGAAAAGAAGGAAACTCTTTGGCATGGACGTCACTTAGTGGCATTATTGCCCAAATACAAAGTGAAGGAGCAGTAAACGTAAGTACCACAAATGTAGTACTTCCAATTGGAACAATACAACCATATAGTTCAGTTACAAGTGTACCAAGCGGATGGCTGTCTTGTGGTGGTGCACGTTTTAAGGGAGGAGATTATCCAGAACTTGCTACGCTGCTATTAGCAACATATGGCCCAATTTTTACGACTCAAACTGGAAATACTATTGCTCCTTCAGTGTCATATAATGCTTCTTGGTGGTACACTCTCCCTGATTTACGCGGTCGAGTCACTCTTGGGGCTGGAACTGGCACTGATATAGCAGCCGGACAACAAACATTTACACTTGGCGGGTCTGGAGGTAAATATTCTCATGCATTGACAATTGCTGAGATGCCATCTCACGCTCATACGATAAGCACCGATGGCGCCCATACTCACTTTATATCAACTGCTGATATATTTAATACTTCTGCGTTTATTATCAATGATCAAAGTGGTGATAAGATAGTTAGTAGCGATAATGTTCCTACGTCTATAGGAAATTATCGTGATAATCGCTATGACACACAAAGTGCTGGTGCACACACCCATACCATAGGCAATACCGGAGGCAGCCAAACTCACTCTATAATTCAACCATATCTTGTTACAAACTATATTATAAAGGCAACTCCTGATTCTGTAGTCAACACATTCATCGACCGTGGAAATGTTTTTGATATAATACGAGGCACAGAGTCTATTCAAAGTTTGTCGCTTGCAAATGGCGGCACCGGGGTTTTAAATTTAAGACATGACCCAACATTAACAATTAATGTTGATCGTCAATTGGGAATAGCAGAATCTTCAATTACGCCTGATAAACTTGCAACTAATTCTGTTGATCCATCTAAATTAAGTCTTGGTGGTCCATCATGGGATTCTGCCTCTGCAACTTTATTTGAAGGCAATGATCCTAATACTCGTAAAAGAGTTGCAACTCGCGAATATGTAGATGCACTTGTATTTAAAAAAGGACCTGCTGCAAAGTTAGTAAATAAACCTAGTCATGCACCGCACAGTTCTGCACCTGGTTTTGGTGAATTTTGTTATATAAATCATGACGGAGTTCCAATAATAACTGGAGGCAGTCCATATAGTAGATTTGGACACGCCGACAAATATTCGCATTGCGAAATGCCATTGCCTGATAATAGAAAAGCAGTAGAATTGCATGTCACACGATACAGTGCATGTGCCCTTGACAATGAAGGCGAGTTATGGGCAATTGGACTCATTTGGCATAATCCCTATAATATGGTGCCATTTCCTGGAACAGCAAATGTAGATGTACGTGTAAAAGAATGGACAAAAGCATACAACCCGCTCTATAACTATTCGGCTGGCAATAAAATTAAAAAGGTTATAATTAGTGGTGGATATGATATTCAGAACGTTGCTGTAATTGATACATCAAATCGCCTTTGGATTGCAGGATATAACCAACATGGCATATTAGGCCGTGGTAACAATGGGAGAACTACCACAAACACTGGAACAAAACCAGCTGGAGAGACAACACCAGTGCTCGAAAATGTCTTTGATGCTTGTATTATTGGTACATGGAATGGAACAATTGAAACTGCAACATGCATAGCGCTAACTTCAAGTGGCATACACGTGTCTGGTTATGGTTCTACTGGCTTACGCGGTGATGGCTTAAATCCAGCAGCAGTTAATAGCACATTTAATACCGTTACAATACCAGACATAACTGATTATTCATCATGTAGGTTGTATGCCGGAGGGGAAGACTCTGCTACAACTGCGTTTTTAGTTAGTGGCTCTGGAAATGTAATTTATGGTTGGGGCTATAACGGCAATGGAATACTTGGTGATAACACAACATCAAATAAAAATCGTCCAACTGTAATTTGGGAAGATCCAAATTTAAATATTGATAAGGTTTATACTACAACCCATACAGATGGAACAGGTGCCGCATATATATTTGGTAGCAAAAATAATGCGACAACTAAACTTGGCGCAGACATAACAACCTCTACAAGTGGTCACCTTTTAGGAACGTCTATCAGTTCTAGTGATACTGCTAATATAATTGCAACTAGCTCTCCAGGTATTGGAACTGGACGTGTGCAATGCTATCAATATTCTGGAACAGCATGGAATGCATATGGAGCAGTTATAAATGGTTCTGAAAATGCCAGTAATTTTGGTAATTCTGTAAGTTTAAGCTCGTCTGGTAATCGCCTTGCAATTGGTGTACCTGACGGACAACGCGTAGGCACCAATATTTTTGGTCAAGTTCGCATTTATGATTATTCAGGCGGAGCATGGTCACAACTAGGAACTAATTTAAATGGAAGTCAAGCGGGAAGTAAATTTGGTGGTACCGTTGCGCTGTCTGGTGATGGAAATACCTTTATAGTTGGTGCACCAAATACAAGCAAATCATTTAATGGAACTGTTTCTACGCTTGTGGGACAAGTGCGTGCTTATTCTATAACTGGTACAACTATAACTCAACTTGGATCAGCAATAGATGGATCTAGTGGTGGTCAATATTGCGGATCTGCGGTTGCAATTAATAACAATGGGACTATAATTGCGGTTTCATCTGGAGGAAATGCAAATGCTGGAGTAGTTCGCGTGTATCAATTAGTGTCCGGTCAGTGGTCGCAACTTGGTGGAGATCTTGCTGGTAAAAGCGCCAATGATAATTCTAATAATATATCATTAAGTGGATCAGGCACACGCATTGCAATAGGCGCGCCTGGAGTTGATGATAATGGACTTAATAGCGGTCAAGTGCGCATATTTGAATATAATCAAACTACTACAACTTGGGAACAACTTGGCACCAATATTAATGGATCTGCAGCAGGATATGCTAGTGGTTCTGCAGTAGTGCTATCACGTGATGGACAAACTCTTGCAATAGGCACGCCAAATGCTGACACTCTTGGAAAAACAGATAATGGATATGTACGTTTGTACAGACTCTCTGGTAATAGTTGGAAATTATTAACTGGCAATTTATCTGGAGAAAATTCTACCGAAAAATCAGGATCAGTCCTTGCACTCAGTTCAAATGGTAATACTGTAATAATTGGTGCGCCAACATATAATGCTAATCGTGGACTTGTACGAGCAATAACATTTTCATCAACTCCAACAATAACAAATGAATTATGGTGTTCTGGTACAAATACTGGAAATAAATTTGGTATAACTGGAAACAGCAATCAGTGGAGACTGTCTGGACTACTTCCGTCTGGATATAGCCTTGAAGACTTTTGGTGTGGAAATGGTTTTTATTCAGACAACGTAAATTTTGCAAAAGCATACAGAGCGTCTGATAATAAATATTACTTGTTTGCTGTTGGAAAAAATGGCCATTATCAAGCTGGAAATGGAAGTGCACTTCAATTAAATAGTTGGACCCGTCTTAATTTAAGTTCAGAAATTGTAGAAAAAATAGTTGATATACAATGTGTATCACCTTATGACTCTGAAGACTATACAGTCTTGTTATTAGATGATGGTTCACTATATTTTTCTGGATATAATGCCTATATGATTGATCCAAATTTACCAAATAACGCATTGAGAACAGACTTTACACGCATTAAATAATATGTCAGATTATAAAAAAATAATTTTAAAAAATAGTCCAGTTCCTGGTGCAGTTCCACTAGAAGATTTCTTGGATTTTGGCGAATTAGCACTTAATTATGCTGATAAAAAATTGTATTATAAAGAACTTGGCGGAGGAATTGTTGTACATGAGACTCCATATCTTGACGACGAAGGCAGTCAAAATTCCGTGGTAAAGAGAAATGGTGATGGCTCTGGTGTTTTTAATGGAGTCATTAGTAATGTATCTGATCCAGACCTGTATGCATTAGATATTTCTTCTAGTGCGTCTACTACTGCTCAGGTGTCTGCTCTAAACACTCAAACCGCAATAAATGCATCTGCAGTGAGTGGTATTGGTGCAAATATAAACAGCGCCTCTGGTATTGGCGCAATTATAAGCAGCGGTAGTTCTACAGCTGCAGTTATAAGCAGCAATAGTTCCACATATCATGCAGAATTTGGAAATAGAGCTACAAATAATTCATCTGCAATTGAAAGAATTCGTGGTGCATTTGTGTGGTTCTATAACACATTTAAAGGTCGATTGCAAACCGCAAATATAGCTGCTGATCGCAATTGGACACTACCAGATCGTTCAGGCACGATATTATTAGATTCAAGTATACGCAGTGGAAAAACAATCTACGTTGATGCTGGTGTCGGTACAGACACTCGTAATGGATTTACGGCATATTCATATACTCCGTATGCAACCATAAGCGCTGCTGTAACAGACTCATCACCAGGTGATTTGGTTTATGTTCGAGCAGGTACATATAATATTACTTTATCGATCAACCTTAACGATGAAGGAAGCCTATATTTTGAACCAGGAGCAACAGTTAATGTTGCAACAGGTGTTACAGCATTTTCTTTTAATCAAACCACAAATATTTTTCCAGTAGCTAATTCAATACGTATTCAAGGACATGCTGATTTTGTATTAACTGGCTCAGCAGGAATACTAACAATACCCACTTCAAATAATACTTCTTCACCACCTATTGTTGCATTTGAATGTAATAGTATCACTGGTCCAAATGCCGCTACTGGTACGCTTTTTAATATTGAGAACGGAGTATTGTCTGTTGATGCTAAAACTATAGCAATGACAAACACATTTACTGCTTCAAATGCTACTGTATTTAATATTACTGGCACTGGAGATGTTACAGCAAGAATTCCATATGTATATTGTGGAAGATTTGTTAATGGTTCTGGCGCAGCTAATGTTGGTGGCGGTGCTGTTGCTCAGATAAATGCTGACGTTTGGACATTGGTAACATACAACGCAACAGCTGGTATGAGTCTAAGGTTAATTACTACTAACTTTAGAATAGTTAATTATAATCATGTTGGTGTAGGTGCTGCATTAAGTTGGACAGAAAATACCACATATGAAAGTCATGCTTTCCGAGGAATTACTTGGAATAGTTTGGCTGGTCAACCGAATATAACATTTGCTTCTACCAATGGTTCAACAACTAATAAAATTATTAGACTATCCCAAACAAATATAATGCGTGCGGCAACGACAAACAGTTTAAGCTCTAATGTGCCTATAAATGTAGGAACATATGGTACATTTGCATCAGCGCCAGCAACTTCAAACGTTACATTTAAGATTGGTTCATTCACAGTAGATGCAGACGTAAACACTTATTAATTTTAAAAATATGAGTCAACAAACACTATACAACGATTTGGTAATTACTGGTGACCTAACAGTTTCTGGTACCACTACTACAATTAATACAAATAATCTAACTGTAGAAGATAAAAATATTATTATTGGTAATGTAGACTCTCCATCAAATATTACTGGAGATGGTGGCGGACTTACATTAAAAGCTGCTAGCGATAAAACCTTTAATTGGGTGTCAGGTGCTGATAGATGGACGTCAAATGTTGGCGTTGAAGCTAGTGCGCTTGTACGTACTGGAGGCACAACTGCGCAATTTTTAAAGGCTGATGGCACTACACAAGAATTAACTACTGGAAAAACGATTTATGTTGATGCAGGTGTAGGTACAGACACGCGGCCTGGGTTTAACAAATATGATATATCAAAACCATATGCAACTATTGGCGCAGCAGTGTCTGCTTCTGCCAGTGACGATACAGTTTATGTTCGTGCTGGAGCTTATACAATATCTTCACAAATTAGTTTAGACTCTAAGGGTAATATATATTTTGAAACTGGAACAGCCATTACGGTTGCTGGCAATACAGTTGCATTTTCTCTTACTGCAAATGAAACTAAAACAGTTAATGGATTTGCTCAATTTACGTTAAGTGATACAGCAGACATACTAACACAATCAAATGGAACTCTATTTTTAGAATATCAAAGCATTACAAGCACCTCAACAGACACACTATTTAGAATATCTGGAGGCACATTAAATACAAGTTTTGCGAGTATTGTAGCGTCTACAACAGACGGATTTGTGTTGACAGGAAGTGGAACACTGGTAATTCGCCGTTCCCACACCGCGTCATGTAAACAATTTTTAAACTGCGATACTAGTGGAGCTGTTACTATGGACATATGGACTGTTGTAGGAGCTTCTACAGATGCAACTATTCGCGTTGTTAATCATAATGGATTTTCATATCGTGGAGTTAACTTAAACAACAACTCATCTAGTCCATGCATCGTTTTTGCATACACCGGTGGAACTAATGCTCCAGTCTTACGAAACTTAAGATTAACAACAAGCGGAACTGGTATTTCTATTAATGCTGCTACTGCAACAAGAGATATATTCTTAGATCAAATTAAAATAAATGCTGTTAACAGTCTATCATCTACCGCACCTACAACCGTTTATTCTACCACAACATACAGCACTGTCGCGCCTGACACTAACGTAACAGTAGACGGGCAATATAATATAATGTCTAAACTTTTCTAAAACTATGGCAACAGGACCACTAACAATAAATAATTATTTAATAAATAACAATACAACGATAACTGGTGACTTAACAGTTGATGGAACTATTATTACAACATTTGATTCGACTATAACTGGAAGTGGTAAAACTTTTAGCAATGCTGATTCTGGTAAAACATTTCAAGTCTCTGGAACAAATACATTAGTTCTCCCTACCTATGCATCAGCAAAAACTGGATGGAGCATTGGCATTGTAAATGTAGGCGGAAATACACTTACTGTTAATATTGCTGGGGGATCTGGAAATACAATTAATGATGTTACAACATTTAACAATACAGTAAAATATTCTTTAGTTAATATCTATAAATCTGATATATCTGGTAAATTTATTGCAATAGGTGTCTTGTATTAGTCATGAATATACGAAATATTAATCTTGCAGCAGCATCGAGCAATATTATTAATCCTGCATTTGGCGCGATGCGTTCTAAAACCGATGCAGAAATGCTTTCTATGTTAGGAACAAAGCCAGGCGGTGCAGTTAACATGGAATTATGGTCTGCTAGAAACTCAACAGCTAATCCTCCAACATACACTCGAAACCCAAATTTATGGTGCAATGAACTTGTGTCTCAACTTACTGCTGCCGTAGCTTATAAAGATGATGTAACTGGTGGTAAACAAAGCTATGGCGGCATATTAATAAGCCCGCGACACGTTCTTTATTGTGATCATGCTCACCCTCATGCAAAAAACACATGGGAAGTAAATTATAATAGTAATAAAGAATGTAAGTTGCACTTTGTTCTTGAGAACGGAAATGTAGTAGAAGCTATACAAATTGCGCAAACTCTAGTTAGGTCTACTCGCGATAGGCCTGGAGCATACACCCCGGCCGATTGGCCAAGCGGAGTGGCACCTGCCCAAGATTTGTGTGTAGCAGTACTTGATAGAGACGTTCAGGCGCTTGGTGTGCATGTTATGCCAATACCAAAATTAACATTGCAAGACTTGGGTTATATCGCAACTCCTGTTATCTCACATATTCATGTCACGCAGGGATACGAAAGAACTACTTCTATAATCCCACCGACACCACGTTCTGATTATCCACAATATCATAATTCAATGGTTGCGGTAGGATATGGTGGTATGTCAGACCCTCCATTAAATTCAACACTAAAAACTATTGATTATGCAGTATGGAACGGAGACAGTGGCACACCGTCAATGATACTATTAAATGGAAAATTATATTTACACAGACTTATAGGAGCATCAAATATTCCCAATAACATTGGTCATATTAACGCAATGATTGCAGTCGCTGAAGACGATGCTATATCTCGTGGAAGGTTAGCCGCACGTACTGGAATAACAGTTCCACTAGTGCCAGTTTTAATTTAAATATAATATGTCTACTACATCTATTAATATTATACCTCAAAACGGTAACTCTTCTGTAGTTGCTATTGATTGCGGCACTTCAACTCCAAAATTAGGCGGTACAGTAGATATATCCGAACCTACAACCGTTTATTCTACCACAACATACAGCACTTTCGCGCCTGACACTAACGTAACAGTAGACGGGCAATACAATATAATGTCTAAACTTTTCTAAAACTATGGCAACAGGACCACTAACAATAAATAACAACACAACAATAACTGGTGACTTAACTGTTAAGTCAGACTTAACAGTTGATGGTAATATTATTACGTCAATCGATTCGACTATAACAGGAAGCGGTAAAACTTTTAGCAATGCTGATTCTAGTAAAACATTTCATGTTTCTGGAACAAATACACTAGTTCTTCCTACCTATGCATCCGCTGATACTGCATGGAGCATTGGCATTGTAAATGTAGGCGGAAATACACTTACAATTAATATTGCAACAGGTTCAGGAAATACAATTAATGATGCAGTCACAATAAGCAATACAGTAAAATATTCATCAATTTATATCTATAAATCTGATATATCTGGTAAATTTATTGCAATAGGCACGTTATATTAACATGAATATCAGTGATTTTAGAAAAGTAGTATTATCTAACCAAACTATAATACTAGACTCACCAATGCTAAACGCAATTGCGGCAGGTGATGATTTTGGGTTTAGCGTTGCGATGAATGCTACCGGTACAGTTTGTATAATAGGCGCTCCAAATTTTGATACAAATAATAAAGGGCGAGCAGTTGTCTATGCATTCAATGCAACTGCTAAATTATGGGAACAGCGAGGAGCTCCATTCCTTGGAGCTCTTAGCGGTCAAAAGCTTGGTTATTCTGTTGCTATAAATGGTGATGGAACCAGAATAGTTATTGGCAGTCCAGGAAATTCTAATGTTCAAGTTTATTCTTGGAATGAAACGTCATATACTGTTATAAGAAATAGTACTGCAACTGCAACCGCTGCTGGTTGGAGCGTTGCGATAAATTCTGCTGGAAATCGTATTGCAGTTGGAGCACCAACAAATAGTGCCACTGGAACTGATAGAGGAGCAGTTGAAATATTAGATTATTCTGGAAGCGGAACAACTTGGAATTCACATGGAATAATCGCATATGGAGAGGCAAATGGAGATAAATCTGGTTGGTGTGTATCATTAAATTCGAGTGGAAATAGAGTTGCAATTGGTGCACCATTTAACGATATTGGAGGAACAATTACTCAAGCAGGTCATACTAGAGTTTATCATAATACATCCGGAACAAGTTGGATCAAATTAGGAATAGATCTAGATGGTTCCAGTATAAATGAACAGTCTGGATTTAATATCTCGTTAAATGATGTTGGAGATATTGTTGCGATAGGAAATATACAGGATGACACCAGCGCAAACAACGATGCTGGAACGACTAGAGTGTATAAATGGAGCGGTGGTGCTGGCACATCTGGATCATGGTCTCAGCAAGGACTAGATTTAAATGGAAATCCTGGAGACTTACTTGGCTATTCAGTGTCACTAAATTCTGAAGGAAATATATTGGCAATTGGAGCTCCATTTAGAGACAATGCTAGTGGAATCGACTCGGGAGGGGCCCAAGTTTATGAATTTGATAATACTAATGTCATTTGGAAACAAATACGTCCATTATTACAAGGACAATCTGTCGGTGAACAATCTGGGCTTTCTGTATCTCTTAGTAAAAATTCTAAAAAAATAATAGTTGGCGCGCCATATACATCTACTGGAGGAACTGCTAGAATTTATTCAATATAAATAAGCTTATATGTCAACACCAATTAATTTAGGTCCATATTTACTAAATGCTCCCACAGAAGTTGAAAAGGGGCATATACGTGATAGTTTAGATCTTGGATCTGCATCACTCCTACAGGGGGAATTTTTGGACATCAATAGATTAAAATTTACTGACCCCACCAACTCTACGCGTAGTATTATTCTTGATAAGACTCTTTTTGGATCTGCAGTGGCGGATCGCTTACGTTTTGCTCGTGCCATAAATGTTACTGGAGAAGTTACTACATCTTCTCCAATTCCTCTTTTTGATGGCACCGAAAATATTAATATACCAATAAGCATTAATGCTGGTGCAATTACTGAATCTAAACTTGCAACAGACGCTGTAGTTGCTATAAAAATAAAAGATGGTGAAATTACTCCGGCAAAACTTTCTGCGGGTGGTCCAAGTTGGACTAATACTACTACACTTTTAACAAGAGCTTTAGAACTTGGAAGTGGAATTACAAGTAATGATAATTCTTTTATAGATTTTCATTCATCTGTGCCACTAGTTGATTATGACGCCCGCATTATACGCAGCCCTGGGGTAGATGGAGCATTAAGCATCCTTAATGCTGGTGCTGGTGCTATAAACATTCGAGGGCTGTCAGTAGCGTCAGACAATACTGTGACATCATCACGTCAAATAATTGGAGCCATAGAAATTATTGGAAATCAAATTAATACGACTTTTGCAAATAACGCAGAAATTGCGCTTAACTTTGAAAGCAGTGATAGCACAGTTACAAACTTTTTAAACACTACAATATTCAATGGCAAGCAAGAAATTTCTGCAAGGTTTTTTGGTGACACAAAAACACTTGAAACATATGGGCCGTGTCGTTCAGTAACAAACGGACAAGTTGGGTGGGCTACCGCTGGACTTGAAACGCGCAGCACATCTGGAAATACATTGCTAGCATTACATGCTGTTGGTTCAACTGCAACACTGCTAAAACATGTTCGTGGCGGATCAGGATTAGAAATACGTGACGCGGGAGACACCGCCTTTGCTCCGCTAAAGGCTTCAACATTTACAGGTAATAATGCGCTCTATTTAAACTACGAAACTCCAACAATATATCTTCAAGACACAAATCATCGTGGTTCGATGATATATGTAGACAACAATATATTTTCTATACGTCGTTCGTCTGGCAATAATTCTACAACGATGCAAGATCTTAATGGTCGTTGGCCATTAGACATTAACTTAGAGACCAATAATGCGACCTTTGGTGCAGATGTAAATGCTGCTTCATTTACATCTCGTTCTTCGATTCGTTATAAGAAAGACATACGCCCGCTACAAGATTCGCTGGCTAAAGTAAACTCGTTAAACGGAGTTTCATATGTTTGGAAAGAAACTAAAAAGGCTGATCTTGGATTAATAGCAGAAGAGGTGAATGAGGTTTATCCAGAACTTGTGCATAAGACAGAAACTGACGAGGTTGAAGGCATAGATTATGGAAAATTGACTGCAGTACTCATTGAAGCAGTAAAAGAGTTGACTGGTCGTGTGCAGACACTCGAAAAACAATTAGAACAACGATAAACTATGCCAACCGGTTATACAATAAACGGTACTGACTTTGATGATATGTTTAAACCACGCGTAGGAACTGCTGGGGCAGCGTGTGGTTATAATGTAGTGACCTCTACAAACCCATACGTGACTCAAGATTTAGCGAGCCGCTATGAGCCTAGTCGAGGAGCAGGGGATCGAATACCTGAACTTACAGGACTTAAAAATTCTGCTGGCATTGACTTGCGTGACTTGTTTATGAATGACGGTTTTGAAATTATTCCTACATACACAATTGTCGCAAATAAAACTTCAATCAATGAAACGACTGACCGAACTGTCACCTTTACATTAACCACAACTGATGTGCCTAATGGAACAGTCCTGTATGTGTCACTGTCTAGAACTGACTTAACATTAAGCGCAAGTACAATTACAGTAAACTCTAGCACAGCAAGTTTTAGTGCGACTGCATCTACTGATGCAACTGCCGAAGGATATGTTACATTTCAGGCGATTCTTCGTACTGGTTCTCAATCTGGCCCAGAAGTCAAGCGTAGCGATGCAATTGGGTTAATTGACTCTTCAATTCCAATTCCAACATATTCTATTGCGCCTTCATTATCTGCTATTAATGAAGGGGGTTCGGTAACATTTAATGTCTCTACTACAAATGTTAACCCTGGCACGACGCTATATTGGACACTCTCTAGGTCTGACTTGACGCCTAATAATGGAAGTTTTGTTGTTTCTAGTGGCAGCAACTCATTCGCAGTGACTGCAAACACTGACTCATTTACTGAAGGGCCTACAAGCTTTACTGCAAGTATACGTACTGGAAGTACAAGTGGGGGAATACTTGTGACGAGCTCGGCGGTTGGAATAAATGACACATCACTAGACCCAATAAATTATAGTATTGGTCTTAGAGTTGATGTATATCGAGATGTTGGTACAGCGACGTGGGGTAAGAAAGGTGGGTTTATTAGAGTTTTAATAAAACGTGATAGCATACTACAGTACGGATCTGATGGTAAATGTAATGTTACTGTATCATTTGCAAATAACTCAATGAGTAGTATTCCAAATTGGAATACTACATTACGCATAACTCAAAATGAATTATTAAACTCTGTTCCTAACACTATAACAGGTATTGTCCCAGCAACTGATGCAGGATATTATGACATAACCGGTGTATTACCGCGTCCTTCTACAGCTGGATGGAAGGAAACAAGAGGGTGTATACCATCAGGATCAACTACAACTGTAACTTTAAGAGATACTCTCGCTGGCACAACAAAATCCGGTAGTGTCGGAACACATTCAAATGGTCTTACTGGCCAAGCATATCCAAAATATTTTTAATTATCATATTATAAATAGACTATATGGCGACGTATAGCAACATTTATATCGATCAAGGCAGCACCTATGCGTCAACTATAGACGTAAAAGACAGCAACGGATTGCCAACAGATCTAACAGATTATTTTGTTAGAGGTCAAATGCGTAGAACATATAATTCTACTCTTTTTTATGATTTTATACTAGATATACCAAATCCAACAAATGGAAAAATTGTAATATCACTATCAAATAACATATCTGCTACATTAAAACCGGGCAGATATGTTTATGATATTGAAATTGTACATTCTACTTTAGGTGATGTTAGACGAGTAGCCGAAGGACAAGTTGATGTATCACCTAGCGTCACGAGTAATGATTATAACCCAGAAAATAATTCCAATCAAACAATAGTCTATACTGGAGGAACATTTTAATTTAATAATATATGCCAACTATATCAACTACATTTATTCTAAAAAATTCCTCAATAATTGGAAAAGTACCATTAGAATCAGATTTAACTTATGGAGAAGTCGCGTTAAATTATGCCGACGGTAGATTATACTATAAAAATGCTAATAATAATATTAGTCAATTAAATCCAATACTCACTGGAGCGGCGTCATCTATTTCTACTGAAAACTTGACGTCATCAAGAGCATTGGTGTCAAATGCGTCCGGTAAAGTTGCAATATCAAATGTAACTTCTGATGAATTGGGGTATTTATCTAGTGCCACTTCGAATATACAAAATCAACTGAATAACAAAGCAAACCTTGCAAACCCAACATTCTCTGGAACAGTTGGTGGTATCACAAAGAGTATGGTTGGACTCGGCAACGTGGACAATACAAGTGACCTAGATAAACCAATATCTACTGCAACTGCGACTGCATTAAACCTTAAAGCTAACATTGCAAACCCAACATTCTCTGGAACAGTTGGTGGTATCACAAAGAGTATGGTTGGACTCGGCAACGTGGACAATACAAGTGACCTAGATAAACCAATATCTACTGCAACTGCGACTGCATTAAACAATAGAGTTGATTTAAGTGAATCACAAACTATAACTGGAACAAAAACAATAAATGCTCCAATAACGGTTAATAATAAATTCGTTACTATTCGTGGAACACCAACAGAATCACAATATGGGTTAAATATTATAAATAATGGCAACTTTGACCCAGGCACTCCATTGGTAGTTGATGGTAGAGCGCGGGTTGTTCATGGTATGACATTTGCCGCAGGTATACCAAACTTTACAAATGGCAGTGATCATACTCACGTTCAGTGGACAACGCAAAATCGTCAAAGTTGGCAAATGATTCAAAATGGCGGAGCAAGTACTACTAATGCAAATACTTTTACGTTGACTACTGTAATGACTACTGCGTCTTTACAATTTTTTAATGAGTCAAATATACACAGCATCGACACACGAGAAGTTGTGGTGACAAACAATGTATTTCCATTTCTTGCGACTGGTTTAAAAATAAATTATAACGCTAATGCAACTGGATTAAATGTTGGTGATTTTATTCAAATAACTATGAATCCAGCTCCTCCTGGTGTAGTAGCAAATACCTACAACGGGATCGTTACTGCTGGTCCTACAACAGTAACGATCGATGGGCAATCTAAAATTCAATATACCTTTTCGTTAGAAGGATTTAATAGCGTAAATTGGACTCCAAGTTTAGCAAGTTTTTCAACTACATTTGTTAATCCAGTAAGTGGTTTTAATAATATTAGAGTTTCATTTGCACCAACAGAATTAACCGGAACACGAGTGTCATTGACTGGAGCATGGTCTGGTATAGGCAGATATGTTAAAGTTGAAATGACAGGACATAATGCATTTGAGGGACTACCATTAGTATTTACTGTTGCTGGAAGCACTAAAATTGGATTAGTAGTTGGAAGTTATAATACATTTGTTAAAAAAGTCATTGATGCCAATACGTTTATAATTTCTGTTGGAAATGCTATTAGCGGGTTTAATACTACTAGTGGAACTTATGTGGGAGCCACTGGTTGGACATTATATAGAGGATCTACTGATGCAATTCACCAATATACTCCATCAACATCACATTTTATTTTCCATCGTTTTCCAACTTCTAATACGACCCCTACAACAACTGGTGGTAGTAAAGCAATATCTTTAGGAAATTGCGCAGAAGTTGAAGGAAACTTTTCATATTCTTTTGGTCATAAGGCAGGAGTGTTTGCTGATCATTCTATGGCACTTGGCGGAGAAGATAGTTTTATTAATGCTAATTATAGCACTACAGTTGGAGGTCAAGGACTTGTTTCATCTGGTGTATATCAAACAATTATTGGCAAATATAATACGATTGATACATCAAACACAAAACCATTTATTGTTGGTTGGGGATCGAGCGACTCTAGTCGATCGAACCTTTTAGAGTTATCAAATACGACTCTTACGCTAAACACTGCAATAAATGCAAGTGGTTCAGCAACTGCTTCATCATTCATAAGATCTGGCGGCACAAGTGCACAATTTTTAAAGGCTGATGGAAGCACTCAAGAATTAGTCACCAGTAGGACAATATACGTTGACACAAACGGAACAGACACAAGAGGATCGTTAAGCCAGTACAGTATTTCCGTGCCGTTCGCCACTATCGGCGCAGCTATGGCTGCATCAGTAATCGGTGACACAGTGCGCGTCCGTGCTGGCAACTACACCATCACGCAAACAATCCTCCTTAATGGTAGAGGCAACCTGCATCTTGAAGAGGGAGCCGTTGTTACGTGTAGCGTTTCTGGTAATCCTGTATTTTTGCTACTCGCAAACGAATCCAAATCAATTAGCGGAGGCGGTCAGTTTATCATAACAGGAAGCACAAACGGATTTTGGGTTCAATCTGGAGGCGACCTGCAAACACAACTGTGCTCAGTTGAATGCGCCACTATAAGCACCACAACGTCACCACTGAATGCTGCGACAATTTTTGATGTGTCAACTGGAGTTCTGGTTGTAAATGCTGAAACTGTTTACGCGCTGGCATCAACCATAATTAGCTGCGCTGGTACAAGCAGCAACCTACACTACGCTGTAAAGTTTACCTATTGCTCGCGATTTGCATTTTTCCCAACTTCAGGATCATCGGCGCAGATGTCTTGCGACTGCTGGACAATCGCATGTTACGGTCCTAAATGTTTTCAGATTGTTGGTGGTGTGGTTGGAGCGAAATACGAAACATTGATAGATAATTTCGGTAACGGCACGTTATTCTCGTTGGAATATGGAAATGATTCCACCCCAAATGCGTTGGTAATCAGAGGTGGACGGGCAATAACATATTCAACAAATCCGTGTATTAGATTCACCACAACAACGGGAACTGGTAAGTCCGTCCGCCTTATTGGTGATCCTTTTTTCCATACTGCTGGAGATAATTCCATTTTTTCTGAACCTTCAAATCCAAGGACGGTTCTTTCGTCATTTGCAAGCTCGAATAAACCAGTTGGTGGAGGTGTTAGTATTACAGGAAATTATTCTGTAAATGCTGGATTCACCTCTTAATACTACCAATAACCCTTGATTAAACCCTAACCTCTGGATAGACTCCTATTATGACTGACACAATCCTCAAACAAAATGTTGGATGTGACGATAATACTGTATCTAGATCAATAATTGTATTTTGACAGTCAAACCATTTATAACCTAGGCGCTTAGTTGTACCTCTTCAAACTCTTCTTTTGAAAGATGTAAACGTGCAGAGTTTGCTTTAAAAAATACTTTGTCGCCTTCAATTTTGTAGACAACAATGTAGTCGACAATGCCAACATTCATACTGCGGAGAAGATCCTTAAATTCGCTTTTAATATAGACTTTTTCATTTAATTTCATATAGATATATTTATTGTGTACAACTACACAAATTTATGATAAAATGATTTAATATGAAAAAAAGTGCTAAAATAATTGGATGCGGGTTATCTGGAATTACTGCTGCGGTGCTCCTAAAAGAAAAAGGATACGCCGTAGAGATTTATGAAACACGACCACATATTGGTGGAAACTGTGCTGATGCTTATATAACAAATACACTTGTACATCAATATGGTCCTCATATTTTTCATACCGACGATGAAGAGGTCTATGAGTTTCTTAGTCGTTATACCGAATGGACCCCGTTTGCGCTGCGTCCAAAGGGAGACACCCGACTTGGCCAAGTAAGTTTGCCATACAGCAAGAAAACAGTATCTGAACTTGGTCGTGAGCTGTCTCAAGAAGAGATTGTAGAATATATCTTTAAGGAGTATAGCGAAAAGCAATGGGGAGTGCCGTTCGACGAGATTCCAAGCACAATTACAAATCGAATTCCAAAGACTGCAGAATGCGAAGATCCAACCTGGTTTGAAGGTCAAAAGTATCAAGCTGTACCAAAAGATGGTTACTCTGCAATGTTTACAAAGATGCTCGAAGGGGTCACAGTACATCTAAATTGTGGAGAAGATGATTGGATGTACAAGCGAGAGGCGGGTGATTTGATTGTCTATACTGGCAAGATTGATAGCTATTTTGGCACGATATATGGACGTTTGCCATATCGTTCACTTGAGTTTAAACATCATGTGTTGTGTGAAAAGCAAGACACATTTATTGTAAATCAAAACAATAGCACAACCGACTATACACGAATCTATGATCACAGTTATTTTATGCCAGATCATGTCGGTCCAACAGTAGTCACGTCTGAACACCCGAAAGAATGTGGGCCGGGAGACATTCCGTTTTATCCTATTCCTTGGGGTGAAGGACAGGAAACATATCGACTCTATGAATCACTAGCAAAGGCAGAAAAGGGAGTGATTTTTGTTGGCCGACTTGCAACCTATAAATACCTAGACATGTGGATGGCAATTAAACACGTCATGTTAAAGTTAAAGGATCTATGAAACTAGCATTATGCATACGTGGGCACCTAAGAGGCGGGCTACAAGACACGCGCTTAAATGACTATATAAATCTGTTAAAACAAAACGGTCACACGGTTGATCTTTTTCTTCATACATGGAGTGAGTCAGAGGCAAAAAGCTCATATCGTAAATTAGACTATAGCACCGCATTTGCAGTTGAAAAAACTCATCTAGTTGATTATTTCCATAATCAAACTATAAAACGAGTGTGTATTGAAGATGACTCACATTTAAAATTACACGGCAACTTAGAAGGTGTCATTCCTGGCAGTCCTTGTCCAATATTGGCATGGAAACGCATGTGGGCCGGAAAGTTTAATCTGGTGTCTCACCTGTATCATAATCATACCTATGACTATGATCTTGTAGTTAATACACGTTACGATAAATTTACTACGCAAGTGTGCTATACACCAACTAAAAATCTCTTGAAAATGACAACAGTTGGAAATGGATTGAGTCTAAAATATCCTCAATATTACAGACAATTTAAGGGCATAGACAACTACTATGCAGGAGACATAAAAAGCATGTATGACATAACTTCAGCGTTTCATTATTCTTTAGATGATATTGTTAAAAAATATAAGGTAAGAGCCCTCCAGGAAGAACTCTTTTATAAATATGCAGTTGATCATGCCTTGACCCGTTAAAACGGTGTTTTTATAAATACATTTAGATTGATAGTCATATTGTGATGATTCACACTTTAAAAGTATAATTATAAATGGAACCAGAAAGATCGATGCTAAAAGAGTTTCTAGAGGGTGGTTGGATAATTCCTCTAGTTGGAGCGGCGGGGATGCTTGCCCGACTCATGACAGCAAAAAAAGAATATACCATTCTCGAGCAGTTTAAAAATATAATGTCTGCCGCCCTAGCTGCATCAATCGCCTGGTTTATACTAGAACAGACCGACATTTCAAGTTTTTATAAAGCGATTACCTATGGAATTATAGGCGTCGTATCTCCAGAGATTATTGGAGGAATTATAAAGCTTGCAAAGCAGTTTGAACGCTCACCAGAAAAATATGTGAAGAAGCCATGAAAACCGCAGCATGGTTAGCACTAGCACTTATCGCTATTATACAAATAATAGCAGTTAATGCTGTCGTTAATACAAATGAAGTCATTTCTCACTATGTCATATTGATTGCGCTTGGTCTTTCGCTATACACCGGAATCTCTATAAGAGAATAATATAAATAAGACTATGAGTACTAACGTTTACGAAAAAGGTTTAATACACCAAAACTCCTCTGCTGTTGCATATGAAGCATTAACTTTTACTGGTGGTTATTATACGCCAACGGTTGGCAAAGTATTTGCTGGACTCTATATTGCGCCTGGTACTGCTAATGGAACCATTGAAATTGAAGGAGTAAATGGCCAGACACGTGTACTTACATTGAGTCCAGGAGTATGGCCTCTTGGTGGTCAGCGTATAGTCCAAAGCGGAACCGCTATATCTGCAGCTGCAGTAACAGTATTATTCTAATTTTATGTTTCAAGGAGTTAGATTTGGCCTTGGAATGGATTTGTCATACAAGTATGTCAATCCAGTTGCTACTATTGGTAGTGATAATCCAGCAAATGCTGCTGAACCAGATGCTACAGCTAATGTATTGATGGATGGACCATTTTTCAGCGGACAAAGTTGGAGAAATCTACAAAAAACCAGCTATGCGCCTTATGGTTCTAGCACTACTCCCGCCGGCGGTGGGTTTAATTACGAGTATGGCGATGAAGTTGTAAGATTTGACGGAAGTGCGTGGATCTATGAAACTAGCGGTAGTGAAATAGCCAGAGCTTGGAGCACTGAACCATATCCTTGGTTGGCAACAACATGGAATAATAATTTTTACGCAGCAAAAGTTATTTCCTCATATGCAAAGACGACTAATTATCCTGAGGTTCCATAATAGTCTTATAAATAATATATTATGGCAAAACCAGCATCACGTCAAGAATTAGCAGACTATTGTTTAAGAGCACTTGGTGCTCCAGTGCTTGAAATTAATATTGACGAAGATCAGATTGAGGATCGTATTGATGAGGCACTTCAGTTTTATCAAGAATATCATAGTGACGCGGTCGTACGCACATTCGTAAAGCATCAGGTCACACAAGCAGACTATGACAACAACTATATTACTCTACCCGATCAACTGCTTAGTGTGCTTCGTGTCCTAAACTTGAGCAGCGGTGATGCTGCTGATATGTTTAGTGTTAAATATCAGATGTTTTTAAATGATCTTTATGGACTACGCAAACCCGACTCACTCATTAACTATGAGATGACAAAACAGTATATGAACTCGATTGAGCTTATACTTACAGGCTCAACTCAGCAGATTATATTTACTCGTCACATGAATCGTCTGAGCATTCAAGACGACTGGAAAACTTATGTAAATATTGGTCAGTATATTATAATTGAAGGTTATCAAACCATCAACCCAAATGATTTTACTGACGTGTACAATGATATGCTTCTTAAAAAATATCTCACAGCATTGTTGAAACGTCAATGGTCAATAAATTTATTAAAATTTGATGGCATGCAACTTCCAGGTGGTGTTACAATCAATGGTAGAGCTATGTATGAAGATGCTCTTAATGATATTGAAAAGATTGAAACAGATTTTGATCTTAAGTATCAAATGCCCCCAGACTTTTTCTGCGGCTAGTGAATTCTATATAGCTTAATTATATAAATAGAAAAGGTAAAGGATCTGGAGAAAATAATGCAATGTCTCGTGAAGAATGCCGAAATAAGGTTAGAGATAGTAAAATTGGTTTACGAAAATTAATTCATCCAGAATATGGTAATAAATTAGCTCGTCCAAATTCTGATAAATGGAGTAATTTAATATCTCAAGGATATATACCACTCAATAGTTAGATTAAGTTTCCTATAAATACATATTATGCCTCGTAGTGTATATTTTAGCCAACGTTACAGACCTGAGCAAAATCTTCTTGAAGATTTGCTTATCGAGTCTATGAAAATTATGGGGCATGACGTCTTTTATATTCCACGTAAGATTGTAAAGCAAGACTTTATCCTAAACGAAGACGTTATATCAAGCTTTGACACATCATTTCTTATTGAAATGTTTGTTGAAAGTGTTGATGGCTTTGAAGGTGACGGTGACCTTATGACAAAATTTGGTCTTGAAACACGAGATCAATTGACACTTGTGTGCAGTCGTCGTCGATGGAACTCACTTATAGGTCGTCATGGTTATACAAATGACAGCGTTCGGCCGCGTGAAGGTGATCTCATCTATGTACCATTCAGTGGCGGACTCTTCGAAATCAAATTTGTTGAAGACAAGAGTCCATTTTTCCAACTTGGAGGCAGTGGCGATACAAAGGGGACTATACCTACATTTAAACTTACATGTGAACTCTTCGAATACAGCGGTCAAGAGATTGATACTGGAATAGCAGAGGTTGACTTGATACAAGTCGGTCATACTCAAGGCTCACGCGCCCTACTTGACTTTGATGGAGGAGATGTACACGATCTTGGTGAAACTCTAACAATTGAGTTGCCATCAGGAATCCTTGGAGAAGCAGAGTTATTGCAATATGAACATACCACAAATGGTAGCATTGCAACATTTGGTACCTTAACATTTAATGATGGAGAGTTTCATACATTGACAGTTGGCACTGAGTTAACAGGTCAAACTTCTGGCACCACATCAACGGTAACTTCTGTAATTGATTTAAACGATGGAGATGCAGCACTATTTGTTAATGATGATCTCACTCAAAATAGTTCTTTTGATATTATAGGAAATGACTATATTGACTTTAGTGAAAGTAACCCGTTTGGAGACCCGTCATAAGCCATGTTAAATTCATCATACTATTATAATGGAAATCTTAAAAAGATTGTAGCAGTGTTTGGCACAATCTTTAATGATGTTTCTATTGCGAAAAAAGTAAATGGCAAGATGACTGGCATTCAACGAGTGCCTATATCATATGGCCCACACCAAAAGTTTTTGGCGCGACTGTCAAGCCAACAAAATGAAGAGTTTGGAGACGTAGCAATCAAACTACCTCGTATGAGTTTTGAGATTACTTCAATAGCCTATGATTCAACAAGTAAACTAAATAAACTTAATAGCAAATTATATTTGGTTGAAGGTGACTCTGATACAAAGACCAAAATATATCAAGGCATTCCATATAAAGTCAGTATTCAATTGAGTATACTTGCGCATCATCAGGATGACGCACTCCAGGTGTTTGAACAGATTGTTCCGTACTTTACTCCAGACTATACGGTTGCAGTAAAAGATCTTGAGGGTCCTGGCAGCATTACTGATGTGCCTATACTGTTAACAAGCACAAACATGCAAGATGACTATGAAGGTGACTTTGGAAACAGTCGTCGTACAATCATCTACACATTGGATTTTGACATTAAATTTAAGTTTATGGGCATACAGTCTGGCCCAGCAAAAATTATTAAAGTTGTTGATGTTGACCTCTATGACACGCCTATAACACCAGACGCATTACCAGTTGATGGTGTGCGTGTTGAACTAGGCAATCCAGAGACTGACACTCCAGAAAACTATACAGTAGTTACAACCTACGGATTTGATGAGGACCCATAATTATGAAAAAAGACAAAGATACCATACTGGCATCTCTTGAAAAAAACGTCTTACCGGTAAAACATGAAATTGCAGTCTCAACTGGATCTCCAGTCGGGCCATCACACGATGAAATTGTATTGCATGCCGAAGAAGATTATAAATTTGCACGAGAGCGTATTAAAAAACTTATTGATACGAGTGACGAGGCTATAAGCACAATGCATGCTCTTGCAAGTGACGCTGAGCATCCTCGTGCATTTGAAGTGCTTGCTGGCATGATAAAAACTGCAGCTGATATAAATGGACAACTGCTAGGATTACAAAAAGAGCGTAAAAAAATTATACAGGTTGAAGATAAGCGTGGACAACCTGCTGCTCAAAGTACTACAAATAATGCTATATTTGTTGGTACCACTACAGAACTACAAAAATTATTAAAAGGCTCACATGATGAAACACTTGATGTATAATGACTGCACCAGACTCTTATAACGGAAATCCATACATAAAGAGAGATGGAGTACAACAACATTTTACTGCTCATGAAATAAGTGAGTATAAAAAATGTATGTCAAGTGTATCATATTTTGCTGAGCATTATGTAAAGGTAATTAATCTTGACCGCGGACTTGTAAACTTTAAGTTGCGTGGTTATCAAGAAAAAATGGTAGAACATTTTTCTGATAATCGGTTTTGTATTGTATTGGCGTGTCGTCAGAGTGGTAAGTCTGTGACAAGTGTTGCCTGGTTGTTACACTATGCAATATTCAATCCTGACAAAAAAATTGGCATACTTGCAAACAAAGGAGCGACTGCTCGTGAAATGCTGTCTCGAATAACACTGATGCTAGAAAATTTACCATTTTTCCTGCAACCAGGGTGTAAAATATTAAATAAGGGAAACATAAAATTTAGCAACAACTCTGAAATTATTGCGGCGGCAACAAGTGGTTCAAGTATTCGGGGACTTTCAATGAATGTGATCTTCCTTGATGAATTTGCATTTGTTCATGGTGCAAACGAATTTTACACCAGTACCTATCCTGTTATTTCATCTGGTAAGGACACAAAGGTTATAATTACAAGCACGCCTAATGGAATAGGCAATATGTTCTATAAACTATGGGAAGGTGCAATACAGAGTGCAAATGAATTTAAGCCGTTTACAATTAAGTGGAATGATGTGCCTGGACGCGATGAAGAATGGAAACGTCAGACCATAGCAAACAGCAGTGAACTTCAATTTCGTCAGGAATTCTCATGTGATTTTATTGGCAGTTCGCAAACATTAATAGGCTCTGATGTGTTGTTGGGTCTACAAGCTCGAACTCCATTAAAGACGCAATATGACATACACTATTATGCTGAACCTGTCGAAGGTCATGACTATATAATAACTGCAGACGTCAGTAAAGGACGAGGCCAAGACTATAGCACATTTACTGTATTTGATATATCAGGTGTTGATGGTGTTTTTAAACAGGTTTGTACCTATAGAGACAATCTCGTGTCTCCGCTTATGTTTCCAGAGTTTATTGTTCGTGCTGCAAAAACATATAATGATGCACTTGTAATAGTTGAAAACAATGATGCGGGACAAGTTGTATGTAATGCAATCTATTATGACTATGAATATGACAATACTTTTGTGCAAAGCTCAGTAAAGAGCAGCGGGATTGGTGTGACTATGACAAAACGTGTAAAACGTATTGGTTGTAGCAACTTGAAAGACTTACTTGAAAGTGGCAAACTTCAACTTTGTGATGCTGACACGATAGTTGAACTTAGCGGTTTTGAACCAAAGGGAGACAGTTATGCTGCTCGCGGAAACACTCATGATGATATGGTTATGAATCTTGTGCTATTTGCATGGTTTGTAAGTACAGATGCGTTTGGTGGACTGAGTAATATTGAGTTAAAATCATTGCTTTATAGCGAAAAGATACGAGAAATGGAAGAAGACTTGCCCCCATTTGGTATATTTGATACTCCGCAAACATCACAAACTCCAAGCATGATTGACTATGAACGTCAAATATCATCACTTCAGGAGTGGAATGCGCTGTAAAAGTGACTTTTTATAAATATCGATAGATTGAAATTTTCTTATTATGATCTCTTAAAACTTATAATTAACAACTGAAGAAAGAAAAAATATATGGCAACCTTACAAAGCGTAGGTGTACAAGTTACAGAAACCGACTTGACACCAGTAACACAACCGGTATCGGCATCAATTGGAGCATATGTTGGACATTTTAATTGGGGTCCAGTAGATGAGCTTACAAATGTTGGTTCTGAAACAGAATTAGGAAAAATATTTGGCACACCAAGTAAAAGTAATGATGTTAATGCAGCATCATTCTTAACAGCTGAAAGTTTCCTTAAATATGGCAACTCATTGAGAGTAATTCGTACTATTGATAATAATTCAACTGGCGCAAAAAATGCCGCAGGTTTTGTCGACACATCTGGAGATATAAATGAATTTGCCACATTAATTAAAAACAAAACAGCCTTTGATAATTTATCAACAGATGAATTACAAGCTCCATTGTACTCACGCTACCCTGGTGAACTTGGTAATTCATTAAGTGTACAAATTTTTCATAAAGATAATAGAAGTACTACATCAACTGAATCTAAAAAATTCTTCTCAGTTTTAGCTGATACAACACTTTGGGCATCCGACGTAGCTGAAACCGAATTAGTTGAAGACGAAATTCATATTGCAGTTTATGACGAAAAAGGATTAATTACTGGAACAAAGGGGACAGTACTTGAAACCTGGCAAGGTCTTTCATTGCATCCAGACGCTCGTAATACAAATGGTTCTAATAACTACTGGGCCGATGTAATCAACAGTGGTTCAGAATTTATCTATGCATCCCAGAGAAATGGTACAACACAACAAGTCCAAGCCTCAGTTGAAATTGGTACAGGTAACTCTAAACTTAAATTTACCGCAAATCCAATTTCATTTCCAGGTGTGGCCGGAAACGCTTGCAGGGTTCGTGCCGTAAATCCCGGAACTCCGAATGCCAACCTTTCTATTTCACAGGTTGGTAGTGACCTCACGATCAATCTTGCGACTAACTCAAGCAGTGCCGTGATTAGCACAGCAACGCAAATCAAAAATTTTATCACAGACTCGTTATTGCCCCAAATCTTATGCGATTTGGGAACTGGGTCTAACGGGACTGGGGTGTATGCTGCTCACAACTACATACAATTAACAGGGGGAGTGAATGGCTTCACTGGGTTAACCATTGCAACATTAACAACTGATACAACGACAGAAGTATCATCGTATTCTTTGGTTGGATCCGGACTTTATTACTTTGTTGATGGTGCTAATGGAACAAGAGACATTGATAATGTAGTTAATTCTTTAAGCATGCTAGAAGACACTGATAATATTGATGTTAATTTGATATTTGCTGAAGCATTTATTGGTAATAATGCAAATGAAATTAATGCTGCATTAATTTCTGTTGTTGAGAATCGCAAAGATTCTATTGCATTTTTATCAGCTCCACTTGACTTATACACACTATCAACAGATAGTGCAAAGAAAACTGCACTTAAAACTGCAAAGGACTCATTTTCATCTACACCTAATACAGTTTTAAGTTACACAGTATTTGACAGTACTCCTGTATATGTGTACAATAAGTATGCTGATCGTTATGAGTGGATTCCAGCATGTGGTCATATGGCAGGTCTCTGTGCATACACTGATGAAATCTCTGATCCATGGTTCTCACCAGCAGGATTTAATCGTGGTCAATTGCGTGGAGTCACTAAGTTGGCATACAATCCAAAAAGTATTGATCGTGATGATTTATACAACTCTAACATCAATCCAATTGTGAACGTTACTGGCCAAGGGATTATTCTCTATGGAGACAAAACCGGCCAAACGCGTCCAAGTGCATTTGATCGTATAAACGTGCGTCGTCTTTTCATCACAATACAACGTGTGTGTGCACAAGCTGCTAAATTCCAGTTGTTTGAATTAAACGATGAATTTACTCGTAATGCATTTATCAATACGATTGATCCATACTTACGAGACGTTCAAGGACGTCGTGGTATTACTGACTATAAGGTTGTATGTGATGAAACAAATAATACACCACAAGTAATTGATACCAATCGTTTCGTGGCTGACATCTATATCAAACCTGCTCGTTCGATTAATTATATTTCACTTAATTTTATTGCAACACGCACCGGTATATCATTCACTGAAATTGGAGCATAATAAAACGTATAAATACTAAATATATAGAAAAATACAATGAGTAATTTATCACAATTTAAAAATCAATTTTTAGGCGGAGCTCGTCCAAATCTATTTGAAGCAGAAATTTATTTTCCACGCAATGTTGCTGATGGCGCTATGGCAACATTAAAGTCACGTTTCTTAGTTAAGGCTGCACAACTTCCAAGTAGCGTCATTGCTCCTATTGAAGTACCATATCGTGGACGCAAATTAAAAGTTGCTGGAGATCGTACATTTGAACCATGGACAATCACGGTAATTAATGACAGTAAAATGGAAATTCGCAATGCTTTTGAAAACTGGATGAATTTGATTAATCGTCATGCTTCAAACACAAGTGCGTACACTGCTGCTCCACTTGATTACTATAAAGACCTACACATCAAACAATTAACGCGTGAAAATGCAAACCCTACGAAAAAATATACATTCGTGGGCGCATTTCCAACAAATATAGGTGCAATTGAGCTTAATTACGAAACTAATGATACTGTAGAAGAATTTACAGTTGAATTAAACTATCAGTATTGGACTTCTAATAGTACTATTGGGTAATTAGTTTTTGCACTATAAATATATATTATGAAGCTATTTGGCTATGAAATATCCAAGGTAATCAATAAAAAAGATACCTCAGAACTTAATAAAGTACCGTCATTTTCTGCGCCAGTGGAAAATGACGGTACTTCTGTCATAACATCTTCGGCTACGGCCGGTTATTATGGACAGGTACTTGACATTGATGGTACTGCGCTGACAAACGAAAAGGATCTGATTTTAAAATGTCGTGCAGCAGCAACTCAACCAGAGTGCGACTCTGCGATATCTGACATTATAAATGCATCTATTGTTTCTGACTCTGACGGCGCTCCAATCAATCTAGTACTTGATAAACTAGAGCAACCAGAAAGTATAAAGAAAAAAATACTTGAAGAGTTTGACACAATAACAAGGTTGTTGTCGTTTAATTATAACGGTCAGGATATTTTTAGAAAGTGGTATATTGACGGTAAGTTATATTACCACATGATGATTGACCCAAAAAAGCCAAAAGAAGGCATAAAGGAGTTGAGAGCAATTGATCCGCTAAAGATCAAAAAGGTTAAAGAAATAACAAATAAGATAGATAAGAATACTGGAGTAAAAACTTCAGATGTCACAGCAGAATATTTTTTGTATTCAGATGACTTTAATAGCAACAGTGGCTTTAAGATTGATCCAAACAGCATAGTTTATGCTCCGTCTGGATTGCTTGATGAAAGCAATAAGTTTGCGGTTTCATATCTACACAAGAGTGTAAAATTGGTAAACCAGTTGCGTATGATGGAAGACGCCCTCGTAATCTATCGTATATCTCGTGCACCAGAACGTCGTATCTTCTATATCGATATTGGTAACTTGCCAAAGGGTAAGGCTGAAGAGTATGTTCAAGGCATTATGGCAAAGTATCGTAACAAACTTGTTTATGATGCAAATACTGGCGAGATTCGTGATGATCGCAAGAGTATGAGTATGCTTGAAGATTTTTGGTTGCCTCGTCGTGAAGGTGGTCGTGGTACAGAAATTACTACACTCCCGGGCGGAGACAATCTCAGCCAGATTGAAGACGTAATTTTCTTTCAAAAGAAACTATATCGTTCATTAAATGTGCCAGTTAATCGACTTGAGAGTGAAACTGGATTTAATATTGGTCGCGCAAGCGAGATATCACGTGAAGAGGTCAAGTTTCAAAAGTTCATCAACCGGTTACGTAAAAAGTTTTCAATGCTCTTTATTGAAGCACTGCGAGTGCAGTTGTTATTAAAAGGAGTGTGTACAGCAGACGACTGGGAAACCATACGCGAAGGCATTTCGGTTGACTATATTGAAGACAACTATTTTTCGGAATTAAAAGACTTTGAGATTATGCGGGAACGTATAAACATGCTTGATACTATAAGTTCTCATATTGGCAAATACTATAGTGACAAGTGGGTGCGCAGCAATGTACTTAACCAGTCTGAAGCTGATATTGAGCGCATGAACACCGAGATCTCTGAAGAAAAACCTGAAGAAGAGCCAACAGATGCTGAAACGCCGCCTGAAGGTGAAGCGTCAGACGATCAGTTTGGCGAAGTTGAAATGTGAAAATATATAAATAGTTAAAGTATGGAAAAAACAAAAGAATTTATTGACAGCTTAATGAATGGTCAAAAAGAGACCTCAGATTCATTATTCTCTGGCATGATACGTGATAAAGTTCGTACAGTATTAGATATCAAAAAGGTTGAACTATCAGCAAACATCTACAATGCTCCGGCTGAAAAAGTTGAAGCATAAATGTTAATTTTTATAAATAAATACACAACAGTCTAATGAAGTTAATTACTGAACATTCAGAAGATTTAAGATATATCTCAGAAGCTGCCGATAATGGTGAAAAGAAATTCATCATTGACGGTATTTTTATGCAAGCTGAGCAGGTGAATCGTAATCGCCGTATATATCCAAAAACAGTTTTAGAAAAAGCCGTGCGTAAATACGTATCGGAATATGTTAATAAAGGACGTGCTGTAGGTGAACTTAATCACCCAGAAGGTCCTACTATTAATCTTGATAAAGTTTCACATCGCATTACCGAACTGCAATGGAACGGCAATGATGTTGTTGGAAAGGCGCTTATACTTGACACACCGATGGGTAAAATTGTGAAAGGACTTTTAGAAGGTGGTTGTCAACTAGGCGTCTCTAGTCGTGGTATGGGAACCGTTGCGAGTAAAAACGGCCAATCCTTTGTTAATGACGACTTTGTGTTGTCAACAGTTGATATTGTTCAAGACCCAAGTGCTCCATCTGCTTTTGTAAATGGAATTATGGAAGGTGTCGAATGGATCTGGGATAATGGTTTGTTAAAGGCGCAACAGCTTGAAAAGTATGAGACAGAAATCAAAAAGGCCTCTTCTGCAAGTCTTGCCGAAGCACAAACAAAAATCTGGACTGATTTCCTCTCCAAACTCTAAACAATAGAAAAAAGTAATATATGGAAAATACACAAATTGAAAACACAGAAGATGTCGTCATTGAAGACATCAACGAAGAAACATTACTTTCTCTTGACGAAACCTTAGAGCTTGATCAGGAACAAACTGAGATTGCAGAAGGCAAGTGTAAGAAAGAGGGAGAAGACATGGAAGATGAAGAAGAGTCTGATGAAGACGAAAAAGATGATGAAGAAGAGTGTGAAGATGACGAAGAAGAAATGACTGAAGCTAAAAAGATGACTGAAGCTATAAATGCATCACGTAAAAAACAAATTTATGCTATTGCAAAGAAATTAGGAATAACTGAAGACGAAGTCAATAAACTCGTAATTAAAAGCATAAAAGTCTATGGCGCTGCTGGAAGTGACTGGGGATGGATAAGTTTACATCATATTCTGGAGTTTATACGTGATGAAGCAACAGGTAATACACAAAAAAAATTAATTAGTCTTGCTAAATCAGGAGACTTTAAGAAGCTTGATAAAGAAGCTAGTGATGGTTATGATCCAGAAATAGATGATTTAGAATATCATTATGAAGCTAAAAAGATGACTGAAGCTGAAGTAAGCTCTGATGAAGAGTTTACCTCATACGCTAAAGGTATTCTTAAGGCTGCTCATGGAGACAACTATGATGAAGCCAAGGCAATGGCCGCAATCGAAGGCATCCTTAAAAAGGCTGATGGAGATTATGGTGCAGCTGTTGGTATGATCACAAGTGGACTTGGCGAAGAAGAAATGGAAGATGAAAAAGAAGTTGAGATGAAAGAAGAAACTGAAGAAGTTATTGAAGAAAACACAATCTCAATTGATACATCTGACATTACTCGTCTTGTTGAAAGTGAAACAGGATTGACTGAAGAGTTTAAAGAAAAAGCTACTACAATCTTTGAAGCTGCTGTTAAGAGCAAGATCAAAGAAACTGAAGAAACTCTTAAAGAAAGCTATGCAGTCGCTCTTATTGAAGAAGTAGAAACAATTAAAAACGAACTCGTTGAAAAGATTGACAACTATCTTACCTATGCAGTTGAAAGCTGGGTAGAAGACAACAAGGTTGCAATCGAAGGCGGACTCCGTACACAAATTGCTGAAAACTTCATTCAATCACTCAAGACAGTATTTGTTGAAAACTATATTGAAGTGCCTGAGTCCAAGCAGGATTTGGTCGCTGAGATGGAAACTTCAATCGCTCAACTTCAAACTGAGTCTGCCGAGTTAGAAAACACAGTGCTTGCCCTCAACGAAAAGGTTAATAGCCTTACTCGTGAAAAGGTAATCTCTGAGTCTACAACAGATCTTGCTGACACCCAAGTTGAAAAACTCAAGTCATTACTTGAAGATATCGAATGCACATCAGAAACATCATTTCGCAAGAAGGTAGCTACCATCAAGGAATTTTACCTTAATGGCGCTGCAGTCGAAGAAACAGAAACATTGGTTGAAGAAAATGCCAATGAATCTTCCTATATAACAACCGAAACAGTTATAGAAAATGAAACAATTGCAGAAGAAACAGTTTCGCCTGCAATGCAAAAATACTTGACCGCATTATCCCGCTTAAACAAGGCAAACGAAGCTACTGTTGCAGCATAAGGATAAAGGTTCCAACCCCAAACAACAACAAACAACAAAGAAAAAATACTATTATGTTTAATTCAGAAACACTAGAAAAAAAGTGGGCCCCAATTCTTGAGGCTCAAGACGCCCCTAAGTTCAAGGACAACTATCGTAAGTCAATTACTGCAGTTCTTCTCGAAAACCAAGAAAAAGCACTCAAGGAAGAAAATTCCCAAGCTGCTTATCTGTCAGAAGGCACGGCAACAACAGCTGTACAAAACTGGGACCCAGTTCTTATCAGCCTCGTTCGTCGTGCGATGCCAAATATCGTTGCTTATGATATCGCTGGTGTTCAGCCAATGACTATGCCAACTGGCTTGATCTTCGCGATGAAGAGCAACTATCAAAAGCAAGCAAATGCAAATGCTGCATTCACAAACACAGAAGCTCTCTTCAATGCGCCTGACACATCATTCTCTGGTCCAGTTACTACTGCCAAGGGCGAAACACTCAGCGGCAATTCTACCGACTACACAAATGGTTACACTGCTGCTGACGGCGGTTTCGGTAATATGGGCTTTACAGTTGACAAAACAACTGTTACTGCTAAGACACGTGCTCTTAAAGCAGAATACTCAATGGAACTTGCTCAAGACCTCAAGGCAGTTCACGGTCTCGATGCAGAAGCTGAGCTTGCAAACATCCTCAGCACTGAAATCCTTGCTGAAATCAACCGCGAAGTTATCAAAACTGTCAGAGACAAAGCAGTTGTTGGTGGTGTAAACGGTGGTTTTGACCTTGATCAAGATGCTGATGGTCGTTGGGCTGTTGAAAAGTTCAAGTCACTTCTCTTCCAAATTGAAGTTGAAGCTAACGCAGTTGCTAAGGCAACACGCCGTGGCAAGGCAAACTTCGTACTCTGCAGCAGCAATGTTGCAAGTGCTCTTGCCGCTGCTGGTGTTCTTGACTATGCTCCGGCTCTTGCAACCAACCTCAACGTTGACGACACGGGCAACGTATTCGCGGGTGTTATCAATGGCCGCATGAAGGTATTCATCGACCCATTTGCAACTGACGACTATGTAACTGTTGGCTATCGTGGTTCAAACGCATATGACGCAGGTCTTTTCTATTGCCCATACGTTCCACTCACAATGGTTCGTGCAGTTGATCAAAACACATTCCAACCAAAGATTGGCTTCAAGACTCGTTATGGTCTCGTTGCTAACCCATTTGCTCTTCAATTCAGCAATGGTCAAGCTACAAACGAACTCGGAGCAGATGGTGCAAACCCATACTTCCGTAAGTTCACAGTAACTGGTATCGGCGGTTCTACTTACAACTCAATCGATATGTAAGTTATTGGTTAATTAACCTTTAAATTAGAGGCTATCCGAAAGGGTAGCCTCTTTTTTTGCATAAATACCATTATGATAAACTCAAATTTATTAGCATTAACTGGGTTCAAACTCTACATACATGCTGAAGACTTTAAGCATACCCAATATTTTGCGGTAAGTGCAAGTTTTCCTTCTGTGTCATTGCCAGAAGTAACTACTGGATTTCGAAACTTACAAGGGTTTGTTCCAGGTGATAAATTAGCGTATGATCCACTAACTGTACGTATTGCAATAGATGAAAGTTTGGAATCATATCGAGAGATTTTTAATTGGATCTATGCTAATACATCATCCAATACACTAATTAACCATGATATGACGTTACACTTTTTAACAAATCATAACAATATATCTCGCAGTGTACGTTTTGCAAATGCATTTCCTACAAATATAGGAGGGCTAGAGTTTAATGTACAACAAACCGAATCAGAATATGCCTATGTAGATGTTACTTTTCGTTATGATTATTTTGAATTTTTATAATGATATATAATATATTATGATGCAACTTGAAGATATACTTAAATTATGGGAAACTGACAGCGTTATTGATGAGATTAATTTAGATGAAACGAGTGTCAAAAGTGCAAGTCTCCATTCTAAATATCTAGAACTCTATAGCATTGCAAAGTTAAATCTCAAAAAGAAAGAGCTCTCTATGGCTCATTTACGCAAAGATAAATGGCTCTACTACAATGGTAAGATGACTAAAGATGAAATGGATGCCAAAGGATGGCAATATGATCCATTCTTTGGTATGAGCAAACCACTTAAAAGTGATATGGAGTTATTTTACTCTACCGATTCTGACATTATGAAACTTCAAGGACAAATAGAATATCAATCTACAATTGTTGAGGCACTCAAAGATATTATGGACAATATAAAGTGGAGACAGTCTACAATTAAAAATATCATAGATTGGAAGCGATTTACTAGTGGGATGTAATGTCTACAGCATTAAAGTATGAGATAATATAAATATATAATGATTTATATTTATTTAAAAACTCATAATATTACAGGTTTAAAATATTTAGGTAAAACTATAAAAAATCCTAATGAATACGCAGGTTCAGGAGTATACTGGAAACGACACCTTAAAAAATATGGAGATGATGTAACTACTACAATACTTTTTCAATCAGAAGATATAACCGAAATTAAAGAATATGGATTACATATATCAACCAAATTAAATATAGTAGAATCTAATGAATTTGCTAATCTTATGCCTGAAAATGGTATAGGAGGAATTACTTCAACAACTTGGAAAAAAGGATCTATTGCCCATAATAAAGGTAAAAAATGTCCTAATATATCAAAAGCAAAAAAAGAATATTGGATAAAATGGAAAGAAGCTAACCCAAATTATAAAAATAATTGGAAAAAATATATTCCTAAAGGAAAAGAAAATTGGATTAGGGTTGATAACACATCTGAGCTAAATAGAACAATTCTTAAATGTCCATATTGCAATAAGGAAGGGAATGTTGGTAATATGAAAAGATGGCATTTTGATAAATGTAAAAATAAAAATGACGATATTAAACATCAATAAAATTGATGAAACTTCATTACGGGTTTCATCATCTGATTCTGGAGCACTTATGGAGCTTTCAGAACATTTTACATTTTATGCTGAAGGCTATAAGTTTATGCCAGCGGTACGGAATAAGATGTGGGATGGCAAGGTGCGTCTCTACGATTCACGTACTGGTCGCTTGCCATATGGATTGTTGTTTGAAGTGTTAAAGTTTGCAAACTCTCATGGTTATAGTTATGAATTGCATCCTAGCATAACTGAACGAGATGTACCAACATCACAGTCATTGTTAGACTATGCAAATAGTTTACATATTACGGGTGGTGAAACACGGATAACACCACGAGACTATCAACTTGAAGCATATGTACATGCATGCACTGAAGGACGCAGTCTTGTAATATCACCTACTGGCTCTGGAAAAAGTTTAATCATCTACTTATGTGTTCGTTGGTTTTTAGAACATCACGATGAAAGTGTTCTCATCGTTGTTCCAACGACAAGTTTGGTCGAGCAAATGACAAAAGACTTTGCAGACTATTCGCAGCATGATGTATCATTTGATGTTGACAGCGAAGTGCATAAAATATATTCAGGCAAAGAAAAGCATAACATAGAGTCTCGTGTTATTATTACTACATGGCAAAGCGCAATCACATTACAAAAATCCTGGTTTAAAAGCTATGGCATGGTCATAGGAGATGAAGCACATCTCTTCAAAGCAAAAAGTTTAAATACGATTATGTCTGCATGTGTTAATGCATGTTATCGCATAGGCACTACTGGCACCCTTGATGGCAGTCTTTGCAATGAACGAGTACTTGTTGGCAATTTTGGTCCAACTCATCGAGTAATTACAACAAAAGAGCTTATTGATAACGATACTCTTGCTGCATTAAAAATTAAATGTATTGTATGCAACCACAGTGATGAACTTAAAAAGGTAATCTCTAAAGCCGACTATCAAACTGAGATAGATGCAATTGTGACTCATGCTGGTCGAAACTCTTTTATAGCAAACCTTGCACTCGATCAAAAGGGCAATACACTCGTACTCTTTAATCTAGTTCAGAAACATGGCAAACCTCTTTTTGAACTTATAAGTAGTATTAATGGTGATTCTGATAGACATATATTCTATGTAAGTGGTGAAGTGAATGCATCTGATCGTGAAAATATCCGAGAAATAACAGATAAACATACCAATCAAACCATTTTACGATTTGGTAAAAAGAAGATTAAAATTAATAATGATAGTATGGTAAATTTATCAAATGGAACCACAAAATTTGCTAAAGACATTACTATTGATGATGATGTATGTGATAAGTGGATATCTGCATGGGTGCAATAAGTGATTTATATAAATATCAATATGCTGCACACACCATATACATATTTAATTGGCTGGTCGACATTAAATAAATGGTATTATGGAGTAAGAACAGCAATATCATCATTTTGCCTATACGAAAATGGTTGTCACCCAGATGAGTTATTTGTTACATATTTTACGTCATCAAAATATGTTAAAGATTTCATTGTTAAAAATGGTCCTCCCGATATAATTCAAGTTCGAAAAATCTTTGTTAATGATATGACAGCTGCAAAAAGATGGGAAAGTATAGTTATTAGACGCATGCGATGTATGGAATCAGATATTTGGTTAAATAAGGGCAATGCAGCAGGTGAATATATTATGGATGATGCAGTAAAAGTAAAAAGAAAATTAGCTATACAAAAAGCATTATCTGGTAAATCTCGTCCAGAAGAAGTGCGAAATAAAATAAGAAATTCACGTCTAGGAAAACCTCTAAGCGATAATCACAGAAAAAAATTATCTGAATGGCAAAAAGGAAAACCCAAAATTCCATGTTCAGAGCAAACTAAAAGAAAAATTAGTGAAAAAACTAAAGGACTAAAAAGATCAGAAGAAACAAAGGAAAAAATGTCTAAAGCAAAGACAAATATAAGTTTTTGGCCAAATGGTAGAAGCGAAAAAGATATTTTAAAAATAAAACAAACATGGGAAAATAAACCGTTGATTGAATGCCCACATTGTGGATTACAGTCTAAGAATATGAGTTCATTATCGCGTTGGCATTTTAATAATTGTAAATATAAAAAAGATAATGAAACCAGATGAAGTTAAAGTTGGTGAAGGTCGTGTTATTATTGTTGCATCAAGTGGGTGTTTCAGTACTGGAATTAACATCAAAAATATTCATTCTATTATATTCGCTGCGCCAACAAAGAGTCAAATACGTGTATTACAAAGTATTGGTCGAGGACTACGAAAATCTGATGATGGTCGACCAACAACAGTCTATGATATATCAGACAACTTCTCCTGGAAAAAGAAAAAGAATTACACGCTGCAACACGCAATAGAGCGTACCAAAATGTATGCAAAGGAAGGGTTTAACTATAAACTATATGAAATACCACTGCAATGATTGATGGATTATATTCAAAAGTAAAAGATCTTGACATACGGGTCTTTACATTGTCGAGTGGTAAAGTCCTTATAGGAGAAGTTGTGCATGCCTATGAAGATGGGGTACAACTAAACTGCCCTCTAGAAATAAGAAAAGCACTTGTAAAGTCTGGAACCTATGCAGAGATTATGTTACCGCTTGTTGCAGGCAACGACACAGAAAATTGTATTGTCTATGATCGTAGTATTGAAACAGAATCTGATACATCTGATGAGGTTAAACGTAAATATACAGAAGCACTTATATATCAAAGACTTCTACAGTTGATGGCAAAACCTTCTGAAACAGATGAGAATGAAATGGATGAATCAGAAGATTTAAATTATCCCATTCCTGAAATTGATCCACCAGAAGAATCACAATCTGACGAAGAATTATGGAATATTTTCTTAGATCGTTGGAAGAATGTATGATGACTATCAAACAATCATAGATTATTATACACTCTTTTATAATCTATGTAAATAACAAAATTCACATAGATGTAAAAAAGTATTTACATTTGCAAAATATAGTATATAATGAAGCTATGAAAACTGAAAAGACAAAACGAAAATCACGCGGTGATGACTATGTCAACAATAAAGATTTCTCTACTGCTGTTGTTGAGTATGTAAGTGCAGTTACAGAGGATAAAGCAAGTGGTCGAGAACCTCGACAAATTACCAACTATATTGGTGAATGCTTTATGAAGATTGCAAACGGACTGTCACGTAGCCCAAACTTTATGAATTATAGTTATCGTGAAGACATGGTTATGGATGCAGTAGAAAATTGTATCAAGGCCATTATGAATTATGACATCAATAAGCCAACGCGCACTGGCAATCCAAATGCATTTTCTTACTTTACTCAAATTTCATGGTATGCATTTTTACGCCGTATTGCAAAAGAAAAGAAGCAGGCTGATATCAAGCAACTACTAATCGAAAAAGGCGGCATTGGAAACTTTGCTGAGTTTGAAGACGATTCAGACTATGGTGAATCACTTGTTGAAAAGATGCGCCAGCGTAATGACGCTTTTTATAAAGAAAGTAACGAAGTTGCTGAGACAAGTGAAAAGCCTCGAGCACAGAAAAAAGTCAAAGAAGAATCACAAAAGATTGGTGCTCTTGACAGTTTTATCTCATGAAAATAGCAATACTCACTGACACCCATACCGGTGTTAAAAATGGTAGCGACGTCTTTATAGATTACACTGAGCGGTTCTATTCTGAGGTCTTTTTTCCGACCTGTCAGGCTCAGGGTATTACTCAGATACTTCATCTCGGTGATTACTTTGATCATCGTAAATATCTTAACTATAAAGTATTGGCACGTAACCGTGCTATGTTTCTTGACAAACTTGAAGAGTATGACATGACCATGGATATTATTCCTGGCAATCATGACACATTTTTTAGAAATACAAATTCACTTTGTAGCCTTACTGAGTTATTGCAATATCATAGTAAGAATGTAAATGTGATTATGTCTCCTACGGTGCGAGACTATGATGGCCTCTCAGTTGCGTTGCTGCCATGGATTACGCCTGAAAATTATGCAGAGTCATGTGCCTTTATTGAAAAAGCGCACGCACCAATAATTGGAGCTCACTTGGAACTTGCTGGTTTTGAAATGATGAAGGGCGCTCCAGCAGTCAGCCATGGCATGTCAGCAGATTTGTTCTCTCGATATGAGATGGTTCTCTCTGGTCACTATCACACAAAGAGCAGTCGTGGCAACATTCATTATCTTGGTGTACCATATGAGATTACTTGGGCAGACTGCAATGACCCCAAATATTTTCATATATTAGACACAAACACCCGTGAACTTTCAGAGATTCGCAACCCGCTTTCACTCTTTAAAAGATTAACCTATGACGACACCCTTGGTCCTGTCACCCCAGTTGAACCAAGTGAAGTCTCTGGAACATATATAAAGGTTGTTGTCACATCTAAAAAAGATCCATATGCTTTTGATAAGTATATTGATTCTATAAACGCTGGTGAGCCATTTGACTTGAAAATAGTTGAGTCATTTGTAGAATATTCTGCTGATAGTATTGATGACGAATCTATTGAAATATCTGATACCTCTTCTTTATTAAACAGTTATGTTGATGCTATTGAAACAGACCTTGATAAGACCCGCATAAAATCTAAACTACAAGAACTCTATCTTGAATCTCAACTAATTGATGGCATATGATTATTTTTACTTCTTTAACATATTGTAATTTTTTAAGCGTAGGAGACAAAGAGATTACGATGAATCTAAATGATTCTCGTTCTACCTTGATTGTAGGTCATAATGGTTCAGGCAAATCACTTATGCTTGATGCATTGTCATTTGTACTTTTTGGCAAGCCTCATCGTAACATAAACAAGCCACAACTCGTTAACAGTATTAATGGTAAAAACTGTCTTGTGACTGTTGAGTTTAAATTAGGGCCATCACAATATAAGATTATTCGTGGTCTAAAGCCAAACATTTTTGAAATTTGGCAAAACGGAATACTCATAAATCAAGAGTCACATTCGCGTGACTATCAAAAGTTACTTGAGACAAATATCTTAAAGTTGAATCACAAGAGTTTTCACCAGGTTGTTGTGCTTGGTAGCAGCAACTTTATTCCATTTATGCAACTTAGCAGTCATCACCGTCGTGAGGTTATTGAAGACCTACTTGATATTGGGGTGTTTAGTAAAATGAATGCAGTATTAAAGGAGAACACTGCAAAGCTTAAGGATAATTTAAAGGACACAGAAAACCAACTGTTTACCTTAAAAGAAAAAGTTGATTTACAAAAAAAGCATATCTTACGACTGCAACAACTAAATGAAAGTAATGCAGCAAAATATTCTGAAGAGATAGTAAATCTTCGAAATAACATTGATGAGATGATGACAGAAAATTTATCTCTTAGCTCGGAATATAGCGAG